CTATTTTGTCTGATTTCTTGAATACTATCTCCGTCTTGACCTCCAGAAGCAGCTTCGGGGTTATTAACAGAGAGTGTTCCAAAGATTGTATTAGCAAGAGAGGTATTGGTAATAGTTGCATTATTAAAAACGATATTACTTGTTGCTATCTGAGTCAGTGTATTTTCAGGAACATTTGCAGAAACACCTCCGCCTGTTAGGTACCTAACTGTTAAAGTTGTATTCGAAGGAGCGATACCGTATGTGTTTGTGAATATAAAATTTGTAGGTGAGTATGCTGCTGTAAGTTTGTCTTTCTCAAAAGTCAACCCTAAACCGACGTTGTCAGGATTTGGAGTGATTTCTTCATCTGAATCTAAGGAGGTGCCAGAACCGAATTGAAGCTGTAATGTTGTTTCGTTTAGGAAACGAGTGGCAAATCTTCTCTGTACTTGTTTAGTCTGTAAAAGATACGGAACATTACTGTCTGTGGAAAAATTAGGATCGTTAGGGTTTGTATTTTTAACACTGTCAAAAACACTGTCTTGTGCTAGGTGTGATACTTCATACCAGGTGTTACCGTCACTGTCTACAATATCTAAAATACCTATAATGTTATCTGCTACTAAATTTACTGTGGAGAATTGCTGCGGTTGATTAAATATAAACTGCTGGGTATTGATTGTTGCAGAGATTGCTGGGGTTGATTTTTTCAATAAAAATCTTGTAGGTAATCCGGTTCCGGTATCAATTACGTAAGTCTGCAGGGTTGTTGGGTTACTACTGCTTGATACTGAGAAATCTACTTTGTTTTGAGTTAGAAACGGAGGAGTATTTGCGTTTGTAGAAGTTACTACTGCGTTCTGTTCTAAAGATAGTGTGTAGTTCCAGTCTGGATCACCTGTTATTGTAGCTGGGATTTGTTGATAAACATCTAGTACTGCGGTTGCAGCAGCTGTGGTTTTTGGTTTATATCCCAGTAGGTATGCTAATTCATACAGATTTCTACTCTGCTGAGCATACTGTATAAAAGTCTCCTGTATTTGATTATCAAGATAGAAAGAGAGAACATCTCCTACGTAGGCAGACATTTCCATAAACATCATCCCTGGTGAAGCAGGAGTGAAGTCATTGTAGGTTGTTGGAAAATAGGTCTGTGCAAACTCGATCAATCGAGTTCTAAAATCTGCAAAGTCTCTATTAATGTATTTTATATCTCTCTTTATTGCCATTATTATAAGTTTAATTCTAAGGTATCTTGTATTCCGAAGTTGATAATACTGTAATTTAAAATAATCTGTAGTGTATTTAAATCTTCTGTTCCGTAGACATCTAATGAATTTACGGTAATACCTGGGAAGTTTCTAGACATATCTTCAGCGATTAAATCTTTTAAATTGTCTATATTATTCTGTGTTATTTGTTCAAATACAGTAGCTCTAAGGTTAGCTCCGAAGGTTGGATTCATATACCTTTCCCCACGATTGGTCATAAAATAATTTATCAGATTTGATTTTATCTGATCTTTAGTCTGGTATGTCAAATTAAATACCCCGGGTGCGTTGAAGGGAATACTAACTCCGACAGCAACTCTTGCCTTTGTGTCAATAGGGTATTTATTTTGAATACGGAATGCCATTATTTCTTACTAATAAGACCCATGATCTGGTCTAGGTTAACCTCTCCAGGAGGTAGTGAAGAACCTTCTCCGGTTGTATTAGCGGTAGCAGGTGGTCTGTATCCAGGCTGTGCTCCAAAACCTAGAGCGTCGTTTGAGGTCATTGAAATGTTTCCGTTTCTTGATTCTATCATACCGCCTAGTAGCTCCTTATACTTTTCTCTAGCATTGATGCTTGGAGCACTAGGAGTGATGGTTGGACTTGCGATTGGAGCTGCATAACTCTCTTTAACGATTGTTTTAGGTGCACGAACTGCCTCTAAGAGAATTTCCTTCAATTCTTCTTGAATTGCTTCTTTTACGGCTTCTTTGATGAGTTTTTTAAATACTTTAGTATCCATCTTTTATAAATATTGATTTAGAAAGGTTTTAAATTTTCAGAATCTATTTTGAATTTTAATTCTGAGATTAATAGTTCTGGTTGGGTTGAAAAGGAGTATGGTGTTGTTAGTAAGGTTATACCTTGACTATTATTAGCTACTGCTCGTATCTGTTTTGTTGTTGGGGTGTATTGCTTCTCTTCTATAGTTAAGGTGAAACCTTTGTAACCTTCTGTAAGAATACTATTAGTAGCTGCTTGAGTTTGTGAAGTTATAAGTGCTATACTCTCTGTATCAGTATCGATAGATTCAGGGTTCTTACCGCAGTGTACTAGGACTAGATCTATACTCTTAATAACTGCTAGTAATTGTAATATAGCTGCCGAAGCTTTTGCTAAATACACTAACCCTTGAGACAAATTAACTTTTGTTTTTGCCAATTTTGGATTCCCTAAACTATCAAAAGTTATTAAATTCTTAAACGCTTCTAAGTCTGATAGTGTTGATCCTACTGCTCCAGGTAATGTTGGTAAAAATTTAGCAGCTAGGGAAGTAGTTGTTCTAGTTATGGTTAAAAATTCTACTAGGGTGATAGCTCCTTGAGTTAATTTCTGCAGTGAATCTAAACCTACTTCTGTTACTTTTAAGTACTTACTTAAAACTGTTAATTGATTGTTTACGTTGTTCCGGATTGTTAATACTCTATCTAAAGTTTCTTGAGGGGGGCAGACAGAAGGTAGGGTTGGGTTTGTGATATCAGCTATACCTAAATCGTTTGCTATCTTAGTTAAGGTAGGTAATGCAAAGGTAGATAGAGACAATGCTTTTTTTAGGATGAGATTATTCAACCTCTCCTGACTTGAGAAAGAGGTATTACCTTTTACCTTTTCAGTTTGAGTGATAGCTTGCTTAGCTAAAGAAATATCTGTTCTCTGCTGAGTTTCCTGGGCAACGATTTTCTTTCTTCTAGCTGATGCTTGTTGTGGAGTTTCTGCCATAGTTAAACTGTAAATACGTCTTTTGATTTTATTGTGCTAGTTTTTAACTTAGCAAGCAGTGCTTGATTCTCTAATGCAAAGGTTACTAGAGATTCTACCGGACCTGCTCCGTTACTAGCTGTTAAACAAGCAGTTGTTAACTTGGTTAGAAGTTCGATTACATTATCTAATAAATCTTGAACTTCTTGCCCTCTCAGTACTGGTTGCAAAAGAGAGGGGTCAGAAGACCCTAGCTCAATTTTATTAGACTGTATGGTTGTTGAATCAACATCAACGTTAAACCTTGTAGCACTAAGATGAATACTATTAGCAGATGTTAATAGTATACTATCTTCTTTTGCAGCGAATAATAACCTTCCTGAGTTTAATATGATCTGATCTTTAATATACTCTTTAGGTTCGGTTGGAGGATTTTCACTGTTATAGCTTTCAATTTTATAATTTACCGTATTAATCGGTATCTTCTGAGTTGAGGATATGTAGATAGATCCACCATCAGCATTGATATCCTCTGAAAGTGGTATCCAGGGTTCTATTGCTGATTTAAATTGGTTGTTCCGGATTATGATAAGAGGATCTCCTTCAGTGCCGGATGTTGACCAGGAGTTAACTAAAGCAGACCTATTAGTTGATCCTAATCTTATAGACTGTCCCCATCTTCCTTCAAAACTAACGTCTCCAGGTTGAGGAAGCAAAGGACGTATATCTGATCTTTCTTTTATTCCGTATTTAAAGGGAAGTACGCTTTGATATGTGTCTGGTAATACGTTTGGTGATCCTGCTTCAGAGTCTAGATAACTTTTCTGTGTACTTGTAGGAGAATACGGTGGAGTGTAGATTTCGTTTGGTACAGCATTTATGTGTGTAGATGCCCAGGTATTCGTCGGTGGCAGGTAGTAAAATGTTTTATTTAATGTATTTTGATTGTTGTTTATACCGCCACTAAGTACAATGGTTACTATCTCTCCTTCGATTGGATAATGGTGTATGTTCGGAAGTAAGGGTAGTGCAAATAGGGTTCCTCCTTCAACTTTATTTAGTTTAGGTGTCGATAAGAATTCAAAAGTTATACCTCCTAAAGAAGCATGATCTCCATGCTGCTTATAAGTTGCAGGGTAAGTCTTACTGTCTAATACTACAGAAAGTACCCGGGCAGGGAGAACGGTAAACGTATTATCTTGTTTATAGTTTTGAGTACCGTAAGCTCCTCTCTTAAAAACACCGTAAGCCATTACTTATCTTCTTTGATGTTATTAATCTCTTTCATTAACTGTTCCCTCTCTTCATCAGAGATACCAAATGAATCTGTAGCTGAATCTTGATTCTGGAATATACGTTGAATGATAGTTGCAACCTTTACAAGTTGATCATCATTCTTAACTCCAATCTCTAGGTACTCTTTGATAAGAGGTACGATCAGAGTCGCATCTCCGGTATCTTCGATTAACGGTCTTAATTCTGAGATAAGAGTTGAAATCTGCTTCTCTTTCTTCTTTTGATTATCGTAAATCTCTTCTAGAAGGTCTGCGAATTTCTTATTCTTAAATATTAATTTATCTAAACTCATGAGTAGTCTATTTTTTATAAATAGAAAGTAGTACGGTTTAGAAGTTTGCGTAACCGTTCTCTAAGTAGAATGCGTAGTGTTTCTTATAGAGATCTCCTAAT